ACCTGACCAAATTGTTTTTCACCACGTATTTTTACAGATAAATTTAAGTTAAAATCTTTAAGGGTACCACTATTACGTTTACCTGGTACATACCCTTCACGATACGACGTCTTAATATCAGCTTTTGTTAATATGTCACCGCTAACATCTTTTTGTTGTCCTATCACGCCCAAAGACACGATTTCAAGTAGATCTATGAAACCGTTTGTATAGAAATATTCAGCATGCTCTTTTGGTTCACGGCTGTTTACATACCTAACAGAATCGTCTATCAGACGACGTGTATCTTTGCGTTTCGTGAGAGTTAGTCTATTTGACTGAAGAAAGTCATATGCTGTTTTGTTTAGCGACAAGTAGTTAACGACTTGGTCTTTTCCTGCTATATTCATGTTGACAGCATAGTAGCTGAGTTCACGTGTTATCATTTTTGTTTTACGACTACCCAGCGGAGGATTCCAATTTTTACCTTTCCGCTCCTCAACAAAATCACGAATTTTTTCTACAACATCGCTGGCTGTGATTGACCTGTTTCTAATTTGTAAACGTGCTGCAATCGCACACTGTAGTATTGTTTCACCAATATACCCTAACCCTATTGTTGCGTCTTGAACCTCGGTTTTAATTGGTGGAGCCATGTGCTAGAAAATCCGTTCCCATTCGAAGTTGATAACTTTCTTAGACATACGACCTTCGTGCGTCTTGTTTCTATCTTGGACGAATTTCTTTAATGCAAAACGAAACTCTTCATTAGCCCATCTATCATTAGGATGTATAAGCGTCTTATCATCGGGGTATATAGTAAATGGCACATCTGTCCATGTAACGTCACGAGCACCGCGTACATATTTAACGTGCCAAAAATCGATCTTTTTTCTCTTAGCGACCCTTCTTAATGCATCAAGAAAATAGCGATCACCAAAATGAATATTTACAAATTCTTCATCGTAGCCACCTGTCTTCCAAAAAGTTTCTTTATGAACAAGATATTCATTCACAGAAAATCTATCATGAGAAGATTGTATTTTTTCCCAAAAGGAATAATATAAACTCGGTTTCAGATTCTTTTCGTTCTTATGAATTGAACGAAGGGTAGTGTCGGGATAGCGTCTATCGATGTCAGAATTTAAATTCCAATCTGTTGTGGTTTCTCGCATTAACAAGTTACGTGTACCGTGGGAATTGAAACCAATATCCTCTTTCACACGAAACAAACGCATGTTTTTTGTTGGTGGATTCTTTTCAAAGAAATTTATTGCCGGATCACGCATTGATCCATCGTCACCAATATTAAGAATGTAAGGACATTGTTGATCTTCCATACGTAACATGGCCTCGTACCACCACTTGAGGAAATGTGGTTCATTATAATACGTGACATTTATCGATATCATGAGGAATAATACGTGATAACAAGTTTGTTCATCGTGTTGATCTTTTCCTGCCACCACTCACGGGGTCGTACTGTTTGATGCGCGTTTGATCCGTTTGGTAATACTTTCGCTGCGGGTCTAGTTGAAATATTGAAAAATATGGCTTTTTTAGCAAAGAAAGCTACATCATCCAAAACTTCCTCAACACAATGCTCTGGTACGTGTTCCATCACATCAATACATATGACAAGATCAACTTGATTATTGGGACGATTCTGAAATTCTGCTATGGTCGGATCATAGAGATAAAGATCTTTCAAATCAAAAAGTTTTTTTAAGTTATGTAGCTCCCATGCCTCACCACGACCACACCCATAATCTAAACAGGAAGATATGTTTGAGTTGCGAATGAGGCTCATTAGTTCAGGTACATATGGGAGTATTGAATATCCTCTGAACATACTGGAACGTTCTTCAACAAACTGCTTATGTATATCAATACTTGCTTGTAGTTCTTTGGAAGGTGTCATACTCTTTCATCCAATAATGTGAATACATCGTGTTTCGATAATTATCAAACCAAGGCCCACCATCGGTATAATGGATTGCCTTCAGATCAGTGAGATGGTAGTAATCATCCAACACATTCCAGTTCAATGGAATACTTCCTATCTCATCATCTTTCAACCAATCAAGCAGATGAAGTTTACGTCCCGGTGTGACTGTGTTTATATATCCTGGGGTAAGTAATTGATTCGATGGATGCGCATTGTTAAACACAATTAAACTGGCCCAATTTTTTCGTAGCATAGTATGCTGGACAACACCGTCCATTTTGATTGCTGAACGTGGAATATATGCTGGATGTTTACATACACTGATAGCCATATTCGGGTCAATATTTTGTATCAGGTCTTCTATGTCTACTAGGAAAAGAAAGTCACAATCGCAGAAGATAGAAAACCCAGGTAGATAATCTTGTAAATACGGAATTAAAAACCGGGTATAGGTAAAATCCGTTGACTGTTGAGGTTCTCGCGGTCTTGTGAATTCAGGTATATCTTTGCTTTTTAGAAAATTAACATCGACTGGTTGAGAACAGCGCGATGTAATAGAGAACTTGCACACCTGTGCCGCTATATCCTCACGTTCATCGTAACCTATGTAGACATTAAAACCCATAAACAAGATGTCCTAAAAATTTTTTACTAGGCATATATGTTTTATATGCTTTTTTTGTTTCTTCAATCTTCTGCTGGGAATATGACAAGTAAGAATCGAGATTGTCTACTACTTCTTTCCAGCGCGACGCATGTCTCTCTACAAAAGCGTAGCAAAAAGATCTTGACGTCAAAGAACCACCGTCAGCAAAAAGAACACTCGGCACATGCATAAACTTCGCGGGCCAAGCAGCGGTACCATGATATCCAACAAACCCTTTTGCTTGTCTTAAAATATTTATTAGGTGATGAACCGATGTTCTATAATCCACCACCTCTACTTCAAATCCTCTTTGTTGTATTCGTTCAATAATTTTGGGCCAAAAGGGTGCAGCAGGATCTTTCCATTCTTTGCCATATTCTTTTAAAGACTGTGAATTGCCCTGTGTTGAATTCACAACAATAAGATTGCTTTGTGTTCTGTTTGGTTTTGTCGGAAACCAATAGTTATGCAAAGGATCTTTACCAACAACCTCCCAATCATAGTTAGTATGATTTATATCGAGAGGATTTTTAAATTTATGAAAAACACTTACCTGTGTGCTTCCTTTGTAACAAGCACGCTCAATATATGATGCACGTTCCCATAAGGTTTCAGGATCATGAGGGTGGATCTTATGGTCAGATCCATGTGCCCAACGAAATGTTAAATTGACTGGTACTTGAAGTTTGTTTGAAATATTGTGTGCATAACAAATGGGGGATACGATATCGCCATACCCCACTTTCCCTTTCCACTGTATATCTATCAATCATTCCCTCGACACAATCGTAATATAAAACGGCGGATATACCTTCTCACCTTGAACCTGCACCCATCCACGAAGATTTGTCTTTGGATCATTAAATGAGGAGGTGAATGTATTAATGTTGCGATATCCTCTACTAAGCAGTCGTCTGCGTAGAAGTTTTTCATTTTCTTCCAAACACACGTCTTCAAATATGTAATATTTTTTCCATTTATCCTCAAGATTGAGGAATGTTTTCCACATAACATCAGGACGATGATCGCCATCATCAATAATGACATCATATTGTGTTGTGACAACCGAATCAATAAATTCTTTACTCGTCGAGTTACCATGGAACATAGGTATATTTGCGGCAGCCTCCATAGTTTCATACCGTCTCAATTCAATACCAGCAAGTGTGGCCTCGGGGAACAAGTCTTTCCAAGCAGCTAATGAAGCTCCTTCCCATACACCTATCTCAAGTAATGATTCTGGTGTCCAATCACTGAAAATACTTGCATATGCAGTCTGATAATTGTGTCGTCTTGGACCCTTATCAGTTCCATACCGTGTAAATGCTGAGGCTATTGTTGCTTTATCCATGTTAACTCCTAAGTAAATGCTGTTTGTATTCTTGGTACATAGAGAATAGTATATATTCAAGCGAAGAAGCCTCTACTTCCCAAGGTAAATCGTGGTATTCCAATTTGTTAGAATCTATTGGCACGCTTTTCCACTTTGTATGTTCATCGTTAAGCTCACCCATTGCAAATTGTTTGAGATGTACCATTTCATGAGCGAGGGTTTGTATCATACTGTCAGTAGATTTCTTTCGTTTAAGTTGGATCTCAAATTCACGTGCTTTGTACCAATCATTATAATACGTAATGCAACAGTTACCGAGATCAGGACTGGTCGATACAACTATGATTTCAAGATGTATATGTTTTATTAATTGTTTTGATAGAAGCTCTTTTCCAAAGAATCTTGACGCTGCAAGTATTTCCTGTTCAAGATAGGGGTCTTTGGAGCCGGTTACTAATACTTTCATTCTCTTCTATTTTTTTCTTCTAGCTGTATTTCATCTAAACTCTTTCCTATGTACCGCCATGTATCAAACGGACAGTTAAATAAAAATATGAATGCCCTTACTGAAGTGTTTATTAAAAAGCCACAAACAACAAGTGGAAATATAATCAACCACAAGATGAATTGTGTGGGGAGCATCAACTAAATCCTTTAAATATATCTTTAGTAAATTTTCGATTGGTGTCTTTATCGAACAACGCAGTATCTGGCATAAGATCATCTTGTGCTGATTGTTCGACGTCGTAGAGCTTCATCTTCGCTCTGTCTACGCCTACGACAAACTTACGAAACTTGGAAGGATCCGCATATCTGTTTTTCAATTGTTTAAACATAAGTTGGTTCAAGTCTTCCAGTTCCTCGGATGAAATTATAGCAAACATCATATCTACTGTTGCTGGTAAGCCAAACGATTCGGATGTATTTTCAAGACCTACATCAGAGCTTGAATATCCAGCTCTATTTGTCTGCGTTGCGGACACAATAGGCACATTAAACTCAACAGCTAGTCCTCTAATCTCTTCAGCGATAGCTTTTACATATGTATATGAATTGACGTTAGCGGATTGTTTAAGACGACTTGATGCACATATGTTAAGATAGTCAATGTAAATTATGTCGGGCTTGAATTTCTTCTTTAAACTAAGTTCATTGAGTAGATGTCGAAAGTTTGCAGCACCTGCTGATGATGTTGGGTATTCCTTGATTATCAGCTTTCCTACAGTCTTTTCTTTCACCCTCTCTATCTTCTTTTCAAAAGCGTCTCTGGGTAATAACGCAAGATCATCAACTGTCACGTTCATGAGATTTGCATCAATACGTTCGGCAATTCTTTCTTCAGCCATTTCCATCGTAATGTAAAGAACATTCTTGCCCTGAACAATATTGGCAGCAGCACAATGACACATAAAAAGTGATTTACCAACGCCAGTGCCTGCAAGCGCTACATTTAATGTTTTGCGGGGCAATCCGCCCTTGGATATCTTATTGAGAAAATCAATATCGAAAGGAATACGCTCTTCTTTTTTGTGATAGAACTCATACCGTTGATCAACGTCATCAAAGAAGTCATGACCGATCTGAGTATCAAATGAAACAGACAGAGCTTGTTCAAGCAGCGAAGGAATGGAATTTGGATTCGTTTTACCCGACTTATCGTCAAGAATCTTTATTGATTCAGAAATAGCATTATAGATCGCTCGATCCTTGCAAAACTTTTCTGTCTGGTCAACTAACCAATCAACATCGTTCTGCTGATCACAATATGTGTCGATTTTTTGTTTAGCTTGAACAAACTCGTCTTGACTGAGAGTGCGAGCGTTCTCAAGTTCAATCGATAGAGCTACCTGATTCGGAAAGCTATTAAAACGATCAACATAACCAGTGATCGCTTTGAAGATTTCTTTATCAATTCTACTGCTAAAGTAATCGTGAACTAAAAAGGGTATGACCTTTCGACCATACCCTTCATTGAAGATCAGATTACTAAAGATCAAATCTTCAACAACCATTTATGCTCCTGGCGGAAGAAAATCTACATTGAAGGAAAGTGAAACACGTGGACCATCTACATTCATTTGTGGTACGTGATGATACAACCACGACGGCCACATGGAAAGAGATCCGGTTTCTGGTTTGATGATCATCTGCTCGGAAGTAAACGGACCAGCATCTTCTGGCCGTACAACTGGATCATGCATACGTAGGTCTTTCGTTGGGTTAAAAAACACGAAAGGACTCATGTTATCATTCACCTCTGCATAATACGTCCCAGAGAAGGTGGAACGTGCATGGTTATGAGGTGGGTGATAGCCACCTTTCCTCATAACATTAACCCAGAGTTGGATAGAACATTTATCGTAATTGCATTCGTATTTCAATTCTCGCCCAAATGCACAGGCAATGCCATAGATGGCTTCTTTAAGCTGCTTGATTCCCGAAACATGATCTAGCTCTTGACGATTAAAGAACGTAGTAAACCCACCTTCGTAGTTTTGTGATTCACCTGCAAGCTGAAGGAGACCGGCCTTCATTTCAGCAACAGGAAGATCCAATTTGACCGTTGTAATAAGAGTCGGAAAAATAGGCTGATAATTCAGCTTATTAAACTCCGTGGTAGCTGCTGTGTAAGAAGCAGATTCTGCTGGGACAAGGGCATTTTCACTCATTTGTATTCACTCCATATTTAAATTCTTGTTGTGCTGCTGCTTCCAGCAGCTTCATCACTTCATCAGTATAATATTTTTCTGGGTCTTCATTAATATTTTTACCAAAGGCACTCGTACCGTCTGGTAGTTGATATCGTGTAGACACCTTTTTAAATACTCCGTACTTCTCTGCTAGCTCAAGGAGACCGTAGTACCTGTCAAGTCCTTTGGCGTAAGTAAGTAACACTTCTGCTTGACTGTTTTCTTTTGAAAGTCGGGATTTGTACATTTTGATCTTGACAATGTTTCCGACGACGTCAGTGCCATCTTTTTCCTTACGTTTGGAGAGCATAGCAATAGTGCTAGCCGCATATTTAAGTCCTGTTCCACCACCGAGCTCCTTTGTTGGCACGTATGAACCGACGAGTTCATAGACGTGATTAGTTACAAGCAGAGGGATTCTCACCTTCGCTAGTTTAAGAGTCAACACTCTAAAAGCTGCTTTAATAATCTGTGCTTTAGTCATGTCTCTGGTATCTTTACCTTCGAGACTATCTTCCATCTCTTTGGAAGTAGAAAGCATTCCCAAGCTATCCAACACAAACATCATCGGTGGACGTGATGCTTCTTCTTTTTGTTCGTATGCATCGAGCAATTTCAATGCATGGGTTTTAAACTTCTGAATGGTATCAGGCTCAGCAATGATAACACGAGACGTGTCAATACCACGCTCCTCCATCATATGCTTTGTTACGGCTGCTTCTGTGTCGTAGTAGACGACTGCTCCTTTGGGATGTTTGTCGAGGAAACTCCTGACGACCCCAAGAACGAAGTAAGTCTTACCAGTAGCGGACTCGCCTGCAAATGCAGTAACTTTATTATCAGGTACGCCACCATAGAGGCTACCCGAGAGAACAGCGTTGAGAATGTAGCTACCAGTATCAATAAAACCCCCAAACTCAGCACTACCAGAGCCGTCAGAGGCCAAAGAAGTGTCTTCATCTTTAAGTTCCTTAATCAGATCACGTAAAAATTCACTCATTAACACTCCTCGCTTGCGATATGTCTTGCATATATTTGTCTAAGCTCTTTATATTTTTGAAGGATAGTATGTGGAACAATACCTTCCCCATATTGAACAATGAGCTGCTCGATAGTATTAGCTAGGTCACGTGAACGACGTAGCTCCTCAGCCGTTCCTCGTTGATGCACTTCAAAATCATTCATAGTTTTTTCACCTTAATATAATCTCCACCTATTTGATCTAGTTTCATTTTAAACTGAGCAATCTTTTCTTGCCTGTTAGGCCACTTAATAATATCTTGTTCAGGATTCTTATTTAAGTTTTTTAACAGAGGGATTATCGCATCATACATCTGTTGTATTTTGTCAGTCAACTCATTGTTAAGATCAGCAGCAGCTTCGATTAAGTGATCTTGTCTAATTGTACTTTCATCAGCAAAGGTAAAACCAAAATCATCATCAAAAGAACTGATCGAGGCTTTGTTGTTCATTTTCTTCCTTCCATCCAATTGCTTCCATGATTGTACGCAATGGTTCCATAAATGATTTGTCGAACTGCGTATCGTAATCGAGGAATTTGTTTAGTCCAAGCTCTTTAGGTAGCTTTCCTGGTGCAGCGATAACATTTGTCGGTAGGGGTGAGGAGTCAAGCAGATAACAGAACTTAATCTTCTCACCTTCACCAATAGGCATATACTTAGTTTCAAGATTCTTGAGATGGATAAGATGGTTATACATCAACGATCCTTTGACGTGGATCGGTGTGCCCAGTAAGAAATTCATCGTTCCTGTGTTATAGGATTTCTGTATGAGCTTTTTTGTCTTCTTATCAAACTGATCACTTTTCAACATCCCTCTTACGCTACGAGGAAAAGCGATATCTTCAAAAGGCAACGTCTTGAAAACTCTACGATAGTCTTTGATAAACTTTTGTAGAGAGGACTCGTTTTCGTTCATGATAACAGAGAATGCTGCTTTGAGATGCTCACGACAGGTTGCAGGTGTCGATGAACGAACAGACTCGATACCTTGAATTTTCAGTTTAGGTTCTGCAAACCTAACACCCTCGAGATCATAAACATTCAGTATGTAGTGTTTCTTTCCCGTCCAAAGACCTTTATCAGCAATGGCCTCTCGTTTCATTTTCATTTTCTGCTCATATGCAGAAACATAATCAGCAAGCTCTTGGTAGCTTTTATCAATGAAAGGCTCAAAGTATTCCGCACACACTTTGTCGATATATGTAACGGTTATTGGTTTATTGCGATCGGGATATGTTTTCTCAACAAACTTACCAAGTTTGATATACATCGAGTCCGTATCAATAGCAATCACAAAGTCCTCGTTATCTGTCCTGAGGATCTTGTTTAACTGTGCATTGATCTTCTTCTCCATCCATCGAATAGAGAGCTGACCAGACTTTGTAATTGATTCCGCAAGCCTGTTATCAAACCAACGAAAGAACTGATTCGACAAGGCGCCATAAGCACTATTCAGCTGAATCTTTTTAGCGAGCTGCATGTTATGACATCTTGCAATCTCGTTTGAAAGTTCTCGTGTAGGAGTCTGTTCATACGCCTTCTTTGCCTCAAGCATTCGCTTCTTCCACAAAGACCGATCATTGTACATGGTCTCCATGAGAGTAGGCAGAAATCCTCGTGTTGTTTTGTCGAACACACAACCAGTCGGTGCGATAGTTAGGTTATGCTTCTCTAGTGGTTCGCGAATGGTCTCAAAGTTCAAAAAGTAGTCAGTCAGTTTTGATGATGACGAATTAGGAGCAAACCCATTGACTGCGTTTTTGATATCTTCGCGAAGCTGATTACGTTGTTGCTCATCCCGCACAACATCTAGCTCACCATCAAGAAACATATCAACACTCTTCGATGTGACGCTGAGATCGTATTGCATTAACTGCCCACGCATCGTTTCAGGTGAGATGTTGTACTGCATGATCAGGTGTGGATACAGACTGTTCAAGTCAAATGATACGACCCAATCGTGTATTCCACACTGAGGGTCTTTCACATATGCACCTTCGATCTGACGAGGTTTGTTCCCAATGCTCTTTATCGGGATCACAATCTTACGCTCCATCAGATAGTTGTGGATGATAACATCCCACATACTCACTGTGGTCAAGCTGTCGATGAAGTTAACCTTACCGTCGTATGCAATAGCATATACCTGCTCTAAGAACTTCATCTTCTGATCTAGCTTGTATACAAGATCAACGTCACGAATGTTGTAATTAATATAGTTACGAAAATCACCTTTGTAGAACTCATCGAGAGTCTCAAAACCAAGTTCGTTGAAATCCAACTTACGCTCACCAAGCTCTACAAAAGCAATATGGTCAAGTTTAAAGGACTCTTGATTCGTGAACGAGAACTTCTTGTACAACTGCATGTAGTCCAGGACGGATATACCAGCCGGAATATTCATGTACTCAGCCATGTCTTCCGAGCTCGGATCACGGCGTTGTTCCCAGAGATTCCAAGGCGACAATCTTTTTGCAACCTTTTCATCAAATAGCCGCGTGATACGGTTGATCAGGTAGGGAATATCGAAGAACTCAACGTTCCAGCCTGTAACAACATCAGGCATCCATTCCTCTGTCCTCCACAGTGCGAGAAATCTTTCGATCATGTCTCGTTCACTACGGCACTCGACGTATGTGACATAATCAAGTTCTGGTGTGTACGGAAAGAGTCCAAACGTAACAGCTTGTTGATTCTTACGAATCGTAATAGCTGTTAGTGCTTTATCTGCTTCTTTGATGTTCGGAAATCCACCTTCAGAATCTGTTTCAATGTCTAACGTGACAACAGATATCAACGAGGGATCATAGTTAACCTCCCCTGGGAAAGCGTCGTTGATGTACTGGTAGTGATATGATTCGGGACCATAACCATACATCTCATGACCAGCCACGTCTTTGTTGTTCTTGATGTAGCTAGCCGCATCGCGCATCGACCCAAGGTGGAGCTTAGCTACGGGCCTGCCTGCTAGGGTCTTATACTCTGAACGACCGGTCAAAGAAGCGGTAAAAATATATGGGTCATATTCAACAACGTCCTGAAAACGAACGCCATCTTCATATCCACGAACATAAATCTTATCAAACGCTTTGAAAACGTGTGTGTAGAACTTCATAATTAAGGATACCTCGCTGGTACCAAGTCACTTTTTAAACAAAGACAGCTCGCGCTCTTGATTTTTCTTCAAGTAATTAGACAGTTTATCCAAATAACCACGATTGCGCAACTCTTTAAATACTAAATTCTCAAACGAGAATTCACCACCTGCCTGGATTGAAGCACCACGCATGGATCTGATCTTATCTTTTAGTTCATTGGCTGCTTCAACACTATTCTTACTCTTAACCATAGTGTCTATTTGTTTCATATAAAATTCAACTTTTTGCAGTAACAACGTATTCTTTGAAAAGTTCATTTTGGTAAACTTAGGCTCTTGAATCCATTTGTTCTTTAGCAAAGAGAATACACCTTGGCCTTGAGGATGTTTCGCACGCTTATCCTCTGCAAACAGCTCGACAGGGTAGCCAAGCACCTTTATATTGGAGTGATTGGCCGCCCATAGAGCTTTTTTTGCCATGAAATAGTCCATTACAAGCTCACCTTCGCAGCTCACTTTCTCATAATCAATAACCAAATGAACATCAAGATCAGATTGACGAGTGTAGTTGTAATTTGCATTACCACCAGTAAGAATAATATCAACGATATTATTGTTATCAATATTTGCAAACTTGGCCCAAACACGAGCTATCTGAAGCAATTTAGTGCGCACTTGAGAATCTAGTTCTTTACCGTCCCAAAACTTTGGATTCAGTACACGATGATACTCAAGTGTTGCTTTTGTAAGACTTTCGTTATATTGCTGGAATGTTTGCATGGCACTTAAAAAAGGGTTGATACCCTATTTAGTCAATGCATATTATAGCGAGCCTTTGTTTTAGCACGTAGTTTACCTACTTCATGAAAGAAGTCGAGTATAAATGAGAGGAATGTTTTGATTTTACTCATGCTGGGATCCCCCTGTCACGTAAGTGTTGTATACGAACCTTTAAATCCGCAGCGTCGACGGCGTGCGACAAATAACGCTCAGCTTCTGATTGTTGGAGAGAGGTCCACCATGTTTTTAGTTTTTGTATAACGGTCTGCATTTTTATCCTTTGTCTTGTGAACAAAGATAGCCGGCAGGGCCGGCTATCCTTACAGCTAATCTTTTGGACTATTCTGTAAGTAGTTGTGATTGTGATTTTGTTGAAGCCTTTTCTTTAACCTCAACCTTCTTTGGCTTTTTGTGGTCAGGAATAATACGCTCGAGGAAAACACGAAGCATGCCGTTCAGCATTTCCGCATCCTTGACCTCGATTTGATCTTCAAGTGCAAACGTACGTGTGAAGTTACGATTGGCAATGCCTTTCCAAATAAAGTTCTTATCGTCTTCTTCAGAAGCGGTGTTACCACGCACGATCATCTTGTTGTCTGCTAGCTCAATTTCAATATCTTGACGGGCAAAACCAGCAACAGCTAGCTCAACAACATATGTGTTGTCACCAGTCTTTTTGATATTGTATGGAGGGTAGTTTGGAATGGACTTGGTAAGATCATCGTGCATCTTAGCCATTCTGTTAAATTGTTCATCGAATCCAACATAAAACTTGTCAAAATCTTTGAACAGATCGCGGCCAAAAACATCTTTAATGTATGTCATAATTGCTCCTTAATTAAGCGAGTTAAAATAAAAAACCAACCCCGAAGGCGTTGGTGTGGGGAATATTTTACAAGCCTTAACCCCACACTGCTTGATCCCATCCCGAGAGATGAATATATTTATACTACTCCATCATTCAAATACAAGTTCTACATCAGCCTCTTTGAACATTTGAAATGTTATGTTCATGTTGAGGGCTTCTTTCTTTTCTAGCGGAGGTACTGTTGTTACAACTTTCTTAATGCCTCTCTGAATTATGCTTTTTGCACACTCGTTACAAGGACAAAGAGTAGAATAAAGAGTTGCTCCGCGGACGTCCACAAAAGCATTATCAAGAGCATTACGTTCCGCGTGAGCAACAAAAAGGTACTTAGTACGTCGGTCTGCGTATCTTTCAACAGAGTCTTCAACATTACGTGGGAATCCATTGTACCCCATACTGAGCACTTGTTTATGCTCATTAACGATCACAGAACCCACCTTGGTTGATGGGTCCTTTGACCACTGTGATACAAAAAATGCAAGGTCAAGAAACCTTGTGTCCCAATTATTCATTCAAGCTCCACGACCATGTTAGGGTCAAAGTTGTCGTTTTCTTCATATTTGTAATATCCACGAGGATTACAAAGTACACGAGTGGTTCCAACCATGTAATCAAAATTGTCATGAGTATGGCCGTGCGTCCACAATTTAATTTGCGGACGATCCAAGATGAACTCCGACAAGTCTGAAGAGTATGCACCATTTACTAAATGATCACCACGATAGTGTGGCTTGATGGATTGCTTTGAAGGTGCATGATGTCCCACAACAACATATTTCTGCATCGGATCTTTATCAACTACACTACGAATGTATTCCAGGGTTGACAGATGCTCTTCGTAGACATCTGTAGGATTCAGCTTTCCTTTATCACCGTTTCTCACGGTACGAAAGTCATTCATCATACGGCCCACATGCCATAGAGTGTTTGGATCGTTTTTATTCATATCGGTCCAAAGTGTAGCGCCAATAAAGGTATAATCTTTAATGGTGATAGTGTTTTTTTCCATAAAGTGGATGTTTGTGAACTCCTCCAGTCCTTCACGAAGCAATGTTGCGGACAGAGCAAAATCACCACTGTAGTGCTCGTGATTACCCATAATATAAATCACGTCTTTAAATTCTTCTGAGCATTTTTGAAAGAATGATCGGATACCTTTATCAAACTCTGACGCAAGGCAGATATCACCAGACAAGATCAGAACATCTGTATCACCAGCATTCAGAATTTCAATAGGTCCAAACTCGAGATGAAGATCACTTACTATCTGTAGTTTCATTTGATTCTCTTCCGTTGTACTTAACTTTGTGAATCAGCTTCTCGCCCATCCAATGAGAAGTCATATAATCTTTATTCTCTTTTAGCTTCTGGAGATGGTCAATCAGCTCTTCTTTTGTGATTACACGAGCATCGATCAGCTGTTCGCCAAGCCATTTTTGTGATACTTCGTCAAAATGGCGGTCATGTTCAGTCATAACCATTTCATCCAGAGCATGCTCGAGCGTGTCGGCTTCAATAGCATGCTGCATTGCAAAGGTGGAAATGGAATTAATCAAATAGATAGGCATGGTTACTCCTTACATTTAGACGAACCGATTGTCTTTTTGTTTTCTTGAGAAGTCAACAGGTTTCAAGCGATCTGGAATCTTATAAGTGTTATCACGGGGTTCGTATATATCTCCCAGGTGCACAAATGCTGTCATTGCGTTTGAAAAATGCTGCAACCTATCGTCATGAAGCAAATGAAAGCTACCTTGTTCATAAATACCAATAGCCAAGTGTTTACCATCTTTACTAAAGATGAATCCGTCTTTTGTTTCTTCAAACTTAATCATACATGCCTCCAGGAATGGATTGGATAAATACAGGCCGTAGAGTTAGAAAGGATATAACATGTTCAAAAAGTTATCACTTTTGGTGCTTTTTGTTATGTCTTCGTTAGCGTTTGCACAAAGTGATGTGATTGTTACAGATTCAAAAAGTACAAGCACTGTAACTACAAACAGTAATAGTGTCAACGATACCACTGTTCGATCGCCACCAGCATCAGCAATATCACCTTCATTCAATGTATTGAACAACGACCTTTGTACTGTCGGTGTCGGTGGAGCTGTACAAACTCAAATATTAGGTATCTCTGGTGGAACAATGGTCCGTGATTTAAACTGCGAACGTTTAAAACTTGCCAAAAATCTATACGACATGGGGATGAAGGTTGCTGCTGTGGCTACCCTCTGCCAAGACGATCGAGTGTTCGAAGCTATGATGAATGCTGGAACACCCTGTCCCGTCGACGGCAAGATTGGAGAAGATGCAAAAAGAGTTTGGGAAACTTCTCCTGAACGTAAACCAAAACCTTTAAGCGAGAATTCAAATGCAAGTTTCTGGCAAAAAGTTTCTGCTGGGCTTGGCGTCTTGGCTATTCTTCTCATTCTTCTGTAACGCTCAGAATATACAGACAACACCCAATTTAATACAAAACAATTGGGCGAATACTGTTACAGGTAATTATAATCCTGGAGGAACAACAGGGGGAAATCGCGCAGCTTATAATCCTGCAACCCAAACTATTTTGTTTGGTTACACTCAACAAATAGTAAGTCAAGAAATTAAGTTGAGAGATGCTTTGCAAGGCACCCATCTCAGACTTCATGGATACAATTATTCATTTCAGTATATGAATAGTGACTTCAATAGAGGCTTCGTTTCTTTCGCTGTTGATCTGAAAGATGAATTTGGGTTTAGTAAACAAAGAGACAACTATCTTCTTAATCAGACTAATGGATGGGAAACTGTAAGTAGTAAAAGAAGTTACGGGAGCCCCTTCAATCTTCAATCTGTTGATAGATTTGAAGTTAGTTTTAGCGGAAAGGATGATAGGTATTGGGCTGGTTATTATGGACCACAAGTTAGAAATATTTCATTGAATGCAATGTATGTTGTTGATGAGTGTGCAGTGAATCCTCTTTATGCAACAACTTGCCCTAATTATCAACAAGCATTTTTTCAATCACAGTGTAGTATCAATTCTTTATACAGCCCTAACTGTCAAGGTTATGCCCAGGCATATAGAAATCAACAATGCTCGATGAACCCTTTGTATTCACCTGAGTGCCCTGGGTATCAATCAGCTTATTTAAACCAACAGTGCGCGCGCAATCCCCTTTTTTCTCAGGCATGCACTCTTTATCAACAAGCATTTTTCAACCAACAGTGTTCGTTAAATCCGCTCTACAATTCTGGTTGCCCAGGATATGCCGACGCTTTTAGAAAGAAACAAATTGCTGATGCATGTTCTGCAAACCCACAAAGCAACCCACAGTGCCCAGGTTATACGGTTACACAACAGATTACCGCGGTATCTACAACAACATCACTTCCTGTGCCTTCAGTAGGTAATGAAGATGTTGCAAAGTTATTAACTACACCACAAGTAACAAGTGATCCAATTGTTAATCAAGCTCTTAGTTCTAACCAACAATCTCAGCAACTAGGAACTGATATAACAAGTCGTAATGTTTCGCCACAGTCACCCCAACAACAAAGGCAACAAATAAGAGAACAACAACGACGCGCGGGTGATCAACAGAGAAGTCAACAATCTTCCCAAAGAAACGCTCAACAAGATCCGCAAGATGCTGTAATGGCTTCATTGTCTACCGTTCCTGGTTTTAGTGCGTACGAGCAGGCTAAATTACCTGATATGCCTTTCTACAAAGCAGAAGATATTTATAAACGTGCAACAATTGCAGATAACGCAAGAGCATTACGACAACTCAATCAAAGGTCGGATAGAATCCATAAGGAGATGGTAGATGAGCAGTACAGAAGATAAGAACGTCGATAAAAAAGTCGATCAACTTCAGGATGCAATGAAGCAATATGCTAGTAAAGATACTGTTATTAGCATTGGTGGTTATAGCTTCACACCAGCGAAGTTAATGATTGCATTTGGTATTGTTTCTTCTGTGATTGGTGGTATGTATGGTGTATTCGAAGCGTATAAAGATTATGAGGGCATGAAGAAGAAAATTGCAAATTATGTTGCACCAGATTTCAGTGAGTATGAAGCAAGAATTATAAAATTAGAAGCAGATAACGAAAAGATGTTGGGATACACCCGTGATGTGAACACGAATCTCAAAGGCGATATTCGTCGAACCGAACAAGTTTTAGAAGGCGTTGAACGCGGATCGAAAGTTGCTCAACGTGAAGTTGAAAAAGATATAAACCAAATTAGAAGACAGATTGACAGTGAAATAAAAGAAATTAGACTTGGTACTGAAGCAGAAATAAAAGAGATTCGCCGCAGTGCTGATTCACAAGTAAGAGAAATGCAAAAGCAAGTTGACTCTACGGTACAAAATGTTAATGAGCGTGTCAATCGTATTGAGCGTGAAACAAATGCGGAATTAAGAACGATACGCCGTGAAGTAGATGATAAGATTAAAAAAGCGTTAGACAATCCTCTGGCTAATTAATGGATCCAATCTCTCTAATGGCAACGGTCACAGCGGCCTTCAATGGACTAAAAGCTGCTGTTGCTGTTGGTCAAGAAATAGAAGGTGTTTACAGACAACTCTCTAAATGGGCCGATGCAGCCGGTCAACTTCAACAGTTAATAAACAATCACAAAACCGATACGGGTGAACAGAAGGTTGGATTATTCGAAAAGATTGGTTTTGGTAAGAGTGAAACCGCTGAAGCATTTGATATTATTATAGCTCAGCAAAGACTACGTGAAATGGAGACGGACATTTACAATATGTTTTACTATGGAGAACTTCAACACCTCGGCGCGGAAGGGTACAGCCAGTTCAATCAACTCCGACGTGAGATACGTGAGCGTCGCGAAAAAATGATACGCGATCAGGCTATGCGTCGTAAGAAGTTCGTTGAGAATGTTTTTTGGGGCATAATATTAATTATAACACTTTCAGCCGCAATCCGATTCTTTGTTTGGTTTTACGGCTTTGGACAAGAAGCAGGGAAGTGGTAGATAAATACCAAACCTTCAAGGAAAATACTATGAAAAAAATATTATTAGGTGGCCTGCTTCTCTATTCCTCTTTAGCTTACTCACAAGCACAATCGATGCTTCAAGTGATGTGTTTCCCACTTAAAGCCTTGGCCGAAGTGTTAGCTGAATTCAAAGAGGAACCTTTCATCATTGGTGAGGTTGAGCGAGCGGACAAAAATGGTAGCGATGCTGGAACAATGATATTATTTGTCAACCGTGAAACAAAGACCTGGACAGTAGCTGAAAAACACAAATCAGGTCTTTATTGCATACTTACAGGTGGCAGTAAATTTAGCCTTGTTGATAAAGGCAATCCTATTTAGAGTTTGCGTCCAATATTGTATTTGGCAACCAGCTCCCAATCATCCTTTTCTTTGTAGGGAAGTATTTTTATTTGTGACATAGCTGAAACAGGTTCTTTTGTTTTGATCGGGTCAACTAGCTTGACTAAGCCCCACTCTGCTATCAAGTTGGCTATAGTATTACGCCGTGCAATATCTTCTTCAGAAAAGTTTGAAGGCTTATTATCTAAGCCAAACAACTCTTTGAAGTGTACGATGTAGTACAGGCCTTGTTTATGAAGAATATGACACGACTGATATAGCTTCTTTTCTTTTTTGGATGCCACACCAATACGTGTCAGTGTCTCGCGTACTTTTAAGAAGTCTTCATCGCTTGCTAGCGTCACTTCTACTAAGGTTTCCAATTTGATCATTATTCCTACCACTTTGTAATTTTTGTTTTATATAATTCAAATTATCAACCGTGAGAATTGCAAGCGCTTGGTGTGCCTTTTCTATGCTATAACTATAGTACTCTTTGACAGCCTCAATATCTTCTACGTTCTCACGTTTCACCCATTTAGCAAACCTTTTTCCAGGTCGAACAGTATTTAGAAGATAGTGATATTGGAGTATTTTTCCTGCGTGCGGTAGTGCGTTTATCTGATTAGAATAAAGGATCGTTTCAGGAAAGTAGGACAGTGCCTTGTTAACAACAAACGGAACATAATCATCTTCTAAGGCTTGTCCAGCGTTAATAAGATCTTTTTTATCTGTTGAGTTAATGCTGTTAACAAAATCAAACGGATTCATACTACAAGGATCATATCAAGAATTCTAAACTTATGAACATTATCGATCATAAACATAATCATATCAGCTACATCCTCCGTCTTCATCTTAGGAACATTTTTCAACTCAACACGCTTCGAATCAAAAAAACCCGGACGTATATGTAGTATAGCTGGCCAACGTGGTCCATGTGCTTGTAGTGATGATACAACAAAATCTAAAGCAGCTTTGTCTGCACTATATGAAATAGAAGGTGAAGCTCCATACTGTGTTGCACGACTACCAACATTTAAGATTATTTTTTTCTGATCTCTCCACTGAGTGTGCATGTGTTCTAAAACGTTACGTTGAGCTGATCCGGTAATTGTGTTTATCAGAACATCATAACCACGTAACTGTTCACAAAAGTTACGAGCTACGCGAGGCTGTGAAAAGTCATACCCTGTTCTTCGTGAAGCACCAAATACGGTCCATCCTTTTTCTTGATATTTGGACATAAGAACTGATCCAAGACCACCGGTATGACCTGTTATCACAACAGAGTTCATTTGAACTCACATTCGACCATAACTTCGGTCAAGCATGCTGCCATATTAATCTCCTGATCAGCAACAAAAGCTGCTTGATATTGGTATTTTGAGAGAAGTAGTACCAGTTGTGCTACTGAAGATGAGTTCATAAACTCATACGACGAGTCATAAAATTTACGGAAGAATACATGCTGATCGATATCAGCGTTCTCAGCCACCCATTTACGAACGTTCGTGAATTCCTTATTTTTAAGGTACCCAACGAGTGTTTTGAATGTTTCCTCTTGCAAGTTGGATAGAATACCTGTATCGATTCTACCTGTCGCCGAGTATCGTTGGAGTTCGTTCAACACTCGACGCCAGTCGGGGAAGTGTTTCTCAATCACTGACACAACTGCTTTACTATCGTACTCTACACCTTCTGTTGTGAGGATATCTTTTACACGTTTGAAGAATGCGGCAGCCATCTTTGAGCGTTGTTCTTTAGGGATAACAAAATCAACAACGCTACACCTTGACCACAAAGGCTCAATCAACTTATTTTTAAAGTTGCATGTGAGGATGAAGCCGCAGTTCTTACTATACTGCTCTATAAAATTACGAAGAGCAGGTTGTGTACTATTAGGATTGAGATAGTCGGCCTCGTCTAGAATAACATATTTACGACCCCCACTAAAGCTAACGGTTGATGCAAAATTAAGTATATCAGTGCGAAGAGTATCAATATTACCATGCATACTGCTATTAATAACAATATAATCTGCACCAATTTGCTCCAAGAGAGCTCGCGCAACAGTGGTCTTACCAATACCAGCACGACCAGTAAAAAGCATATTAGGAATATTACCTTCATCAACAAACTTCTGAAAGGTTACCTTCAGCTCCTCTGGTAGAATCGTATCACGAATAGTACGGGGTCGATAGCGCTCGACCCAAAGAAAATCTTCTCGCATGTTTTTTATTTCGTATCAAAGTTGGAATGATTAGCATCTGCCATAATCCAATATTCTACATCACTACCTTTGAAATGAGAAATGTTGCGAGAGGAAATTTGTACGTCATAATCACCTGTCAGGATTTTAATGTTCTCTGCTTTGAAAGCAAACTTAAATGAATGGTTGCTAAGACCTACTTCAATCTTAAATGTATCTCCTGTCGGATCACTCGGCTTACCAACACCAATACTAATGTTTTCGCCATCCCCTTCTACAATAATATGCGTTGCTTGAAGAGCACCAAGAGCACGCATAGTAGATTGCAAGTGCTCGGATGTCAGGCGAAACAGGATCTCAGGATCTTGAACATTAGGCGTCTTTGATGGGGGTGCCACAATGAACGATGGGTCAGCAAATGTATATGCAACCTTTTGCTGGCCTTGACTAATCAGTAGGCGCGAATCATCATATTCAATCTCAGGTTCATTAAATAATGATAGCACTCCAATAAACCGTGATAGATCAAAGATAGCAAACTCTTTAGGAAAGTTCTCTGCGACCGTCGTTCGAGCAAGAATGTTCCGTTGAGGAGCAATAGTTACCTGCGTATTGCCCTCACGAAACAACATTGAAGGATTAATCGTAGCAAAGTTCTTTAGAATCTGTACTGTACGATTTTCAAGTTTCATTTTTTACCTTTCTTCAACATTCCAGTATCTGCAGTAGCCGGAGCACCGATTGCAGCAAGGTCAGCCAAGCTACCACCAAAGATATAGCTACCAACGTGGTTCATGCTCATCCATGGACATAACCATGTCTTCATACCTGCCTTGGCAACATGATAACAAAAGTTATAATCCTCTGAAAGATACCGTTTGCTCTGTGGATCAATGATACAATCAAAGTATGCATGGATCTCGCGTGAGCCATCAAAGGCTTCAGTACGAACATGATCGGGCTTGTACGACAGCTCAGGATACGTATCGCGATAAACTTCAAACGTCTTGCGACGAATCATCATGAACCCTGTACCAAGTTCCATCACCTCAACAGGCTGACCAATAGGAATCTCACGTTGTCCACCTTTAGGATTGAAAACATAGTCACCAACAAACTTCTCTAGTCTGTTTGGGTCTTCATCAGCAAACCCCTTATCGACAGCTAGTTTGATCTTTTCCCACGAGATACATTTCTTAGGATAGGGACCACCAATCACATCGTACGGACTTTCTTCGTCTTGCAACGCAAGCAAAGCAATAACATCGTTTGGATTAAACCCAATATCACTATCAATAAACATGAGGTGTGTTGCATCGCTGCGCATAAACTCATCCACACAGTAGTTACGAGCACGTGTGATTAGTGACTCGTTAAAGAGGTAGTAGAGCTGAAGCGTGATCCCATAACGTGTACAAATAGCAGACAGGTCAGCAATAGAGCGTGCATACATGCCTGCACAAGCTCCACCATACATCGGTGTTGCCACAAATAGTTTACGTCTCCGTAGAACTTCAATAGGTACTTTAATTTCAAATGTCATTGCGAATTCCTTTTTGCCATTTCATCTTTCGTTGTCCCGAAAGGTCTTCCTGGTTTACGTTTAGGTGGATTAAGTGCTTCGTTTAGCACTTGATTAGATTTATCCTCGTCGCCTTGCAACAGGGCCATAGTAGCTTCAAGTGAGGCTGCGCTTACAGTTGGATCGCCCTGATATTTCTTATCGTGAGACTTATTCTTACCATAATCTCCTTCGTACTTGTGAAGGGATTCGGCATTGAATGAAAGGTATTGACCGATACGTGTACCCTTTTGGATACGCATTGGACCACACGTAACGTGCATCATTCCAGCCATTACTCCGTCGTATCCTGTATCATACAAACCTGATGTGAGGAAGACGCCGTTACGGTTCAGCGTAGAGCGCGTAATAACCCACCCTGCTTCATTGTCTCCAACCGTAATCATATTTTCCATTACGACTTCATAATGGCCTTCTGCTAGATTGAAATACCCAGTTGCATCTGGTTTGATTTCATATGATCCACGATGTACCTTTTCTTTCTCATCAATTTTAAATGTCGAAGAAGACACTTTGAAGATTTTGCCAAGTCTTAGATCAACAGCATTTGGTTGTACATCGTCTTGCTGAACATTAGTCAATTGTGACTTACTGTTCGGCCCCATAATATGTTTCATAATCACTCCTTAATAATCTTATCAATCACATCCATTACATTAACTTCAAAAGCTCCGAGCGAACCATTATTGTCAATAACATAATCGATTAAATGATCATCAAACCCACGCTCTGTAATATGGCCATCATACTGATAATCAGGCCTTGCAATCTTTACGATCTTTGCTCCGTGCCGGCGAAGCATAATATATTCGTTGTCGAATCTCAAATCTGTAACAACAAATATACTGGAGCGGCGCGCTGCCGCTTCAATAATAGCTTTTTGAATGTAGTGATTAAATTGTTGTTCATCATAACTACGCATTAACATACCAATCTCACGAACAACATGCCTTCCATTAATTCCACGCCATGTCGTTTGAGTAGACGGATCTTCAAAACTCAAATTACTTCTTTTAAGACGATCATATTCACGACTAGAATGACTATCTAGTTTAAAAATATGCTGCACAATATACTTGATCGGATCAGCAAAAGCAGCCTTCTCAACATTTGTATAATATTTACAAATGAAATCAGCTGCTGTGTCTTTGCCTGATCCTTTCGGACCTGTCAGAGCAATAACCTTCACACAGAGACTCCTTCAATAAGGTCGTTGATAAAATGAATGTTACTCATCACTAACCGAGCATTATGTTCGCCCTCGTAGTCAAAATCAACTTCCTTTTCAAACTTTCCATACATTAATCCTGTAGGTGAGCTGTCAAAACTCACACCGTTAATGCCAGCCCATACTGCTGCACTCGAGTCCCACGAAAAGATATAGTCTTCATATTTCCGAAGCAGATCGATTTCTCTAGGCCCATCCACCATCCCCAAACAATGAAATCGTTTAAAGGATCTGTACACATCAAGATACCCACGAGCTTCGAGCTCATGAAACACTCTTAGACGCGACAGATAACGCTGCAATTTATATGCATCGTGACGTTTACCACCTTCAAACGTTGACTCATCAACACCACAAGCAATTGGCGTTGAAAGGATTGAAAGTCCGATAAGGGTTACATCTTCGTTTTGAAGACCCCATTCAATGGCCACCATAAGATCGTCCATATCACCAAGCTGACTCTGTGGAACAAAGAATGTATCGAATCCGCTATCTTTGAATTGCGGAATCAAATTCTTTGCTGCGTCGATAGTAACATCAGATGGTTGTTTCGGATAGTCAGACATAACAATACAATCAGCCTTACATGCCTTACCCATTTCAATGAGTTTCGCTGATTCATACATCGGTTTACCGAGCTTAAACATCTCAAAAGCACTGTTGTCCATGATCTTGTATTTACCATCCTCAAGATTAGCATAATAATCTCGATACACAGGATCCGTCTCAACGAGATGAGCCAGAATCAAATGAGCCCCATTAGTAGACGTGTACTTGTCCAAATATGCTGTAGGGCTAATATGACAAAAATTAATCGCGCTTGACATAGGTATCCTTAGGGAAATAAATTCGGCAGCCATTCTCACCATCTTCTGATACTTCGACAACATAATCCCGTGCCGGCCATTGGATAATGAGTTGCATGTGTAGGTCACGTGCTATCATCTCACACGACTTAAAATCAAGCTGAAGCACGTTCGTCCTATACCAGCTCTCAATAATACGTTTAAGTTGAATGAACTCAACATCACGGTTGTCATGAAAGACTTCCATCTCAACACGGAAATGGAAGATGTGACGATGTGGTTCGGCTAGGAAACTAACATCAAGCCAATCACCCGTCTTCAATGCAGGATCAATGCCTGCTTCAGGATACCTGTGAATACCTTCTTTCTGGAAGGTAACCCAAATAAACGACTTCTTTTCCATCAATTGTTCCTTATGATGACAGCCTGTTTCTCAGGCGTTGTTGAAAAACTTACTGAATCTCCAAAAGATGATACAACAAAATCAACAGCCTTTCTTGGACGTAAGAGTTCATTTTTTGTAGACATACTGTTCATGTAATCGTCAACAACAACAATTCCTCCGACCTTTACAAGACTGAGTGAAAGAACCAAGTCTATCAATGTGTCTTTCTGAGTATGTGACCCATCCAAGTAGATAAAGTCGGGTCGAGTGTACATATCATGAAGCAACATTGTCAATATCTTTTGTGACGTACCTACTAGAGGCATGATCTGCTTGCTGTAAGGATGTTCTGCTATATTATGGAAGAAATTAGATTTCACTTCTTCCATATCAAAGTCAAGCCCCACCCGTTCAATCTCTTCGCCACCTTGCCATGTGTCGATACAGAATAAACGTGACTCCTCATTTATTAAACGATCAGCAAACCACATTGTTGACCGACCCTCAAAACAGCCAACCTCAATCATTCTAACTGGCTGAGTAATATCCATGCACTGTTCAATTATATCTGTCCAGTAAAGGTGATGAATTGTAGACCAATCTGGATATTTAAAGATACTCATGTTCTTCCTCTATTTTGGCTTGTGACTCTTTCAAGAAATAAAAAGCGTCACGCACTCGCTCGTACTCATCTTTATTGAGATAAACGATTTCGGTAATACCCGAAAAGTTATCCCATTTCCTCTCATCATTGAAAAACTCTTCGAGCCATATGTTCTTTGGGAAAAGAACCTTGAACATCTCCTCAATTTGCTGACACCACTCTAGCGTACCCTTAATACTGCAAATAGCTTTAATTTGAAATTCGCTGTAGCGCGTATCATACTTTGGATCAAAGCGTTCATTAACGTCTTGTTTAGATGTGTGACCAAACTTATAGAATACTTGTTTTGTTCGCTTGTCGGTGAAACGACAAAAGTATACTTTAGCCATTAAACAGTTCCCAGTGGTTTAAGTCAAATCGAAACGATGTTGTAATGCGGACATTTTTTGTTTCGTTGACAACAGCGTGTAAGACATCATATCGAAGTGCAACTGGACGATTGATCTTTATCCTGTGCATTTCGATAACATCTTCGTAGCTGTATTTTTTATAGGGCAACCCATTACTCAACTTTACTAGTTGTGGATTGGCGTTTTCTTTTTCCTCATAAAAACAGGTAAAAGTTTCTTCACAGTTAAACACTGGCCAGTTAATTGCTACCTTTTGGTTAGGTGATGGCATCACGTCCGTGTGTGGATAGTTAGGTGCAACTGTTGCAGGCAGCACGCGTATTACGGCCATTGAATGGAAGTCATGTAAGCCGTGTCTTTCAAAAAGTGTTTTAAGTGACGGGATTGCATCGTATACACGAGCAGCTCCAACAGGGTTAAAGAACGTGCCTTTTTCTATAAAACCAGTTCTTTTAACAAAATGTTGGAGTTGCTTGGTGTAATCCTCAAACGGCTCATCCCATGTGAGGTAGCAATATGGCTTCACATCATCCTTGCCGTATTAAGGAATTCGCGACGAATTTCAGAGCGCTCCTCGGAGAATGCACCGCGTGTTGCAAGCGTCATTGTTGAAGAACCAACGTCCTGAATTCCTCGTGATTTCACACAATAATGCACACCAACGATGTATACAGCAACGTCAGGGGAACCAGTGATGAAGCTAATCGTTTCTGCAATTTGTTCTGTAAGCCTTTCCTGTACTTGTGGACGCTTAGCAAAGAACTGAACAATACGATTGAGTTTTGAAAGGCCTAGAATAGTGTCACGCGGAATGTAAGCCACAGTAGCTTTACCGTCGATGATTACAAAATGATGTTCGCAGTTTGATTGAACATTAACATTACGTTCTAGGACAAAGCTGTTGTTGACACCCATCTTGTTTTGAATACGCGTGCATTTTGGAAAATTATCGTAATCCAATCCAAAGAAGATTTCATTGACAAACATCTTTGCGACACGGTTAGGAGTATCACACAAAGAGTCATCACTTAGATCTAAACCAAGCGTATTCATAATTTCAGAGAAGTTGTTCTTAATCTTCTCGATTTTTTCCTCGTTACTAATTTTTACAAGGTCATAGTTCATAGGGGTTTCAAGGCCAACCTTAATAAGATGTTGACGTACCTGTTCACCCAACTGCGGATCGGTTTTATCCATCATATCTCCTTAAAACCTCTATCATACGTTAATTCTTTATTCACATCAAGTATTTTTGTGTATTGAACGAATGATTCCATTGTACGAAGAATCTCTTTGTATTCGGGATGCTTATTAAGCCACACATACGGAGTTCGCCGCGCATATGGCATATCTTCATACCATTCAATTTTTTTATTCATTCGTGTACAATAATCATACAACACGTACGCATTTTCAAACATGAATGCAAGATATGTTTGCATTAATTGCACGCCCATATTACCTTGCCGGTTCAAGAGCCAGAAGTTACATACGGAACACATCCAGTCATATAGATTTCGACGTGCTACAAACCAATCAGCTCTATCAAACAACCAATGACTGTTCGTACCATTGGCAAGAATGATGTAATTTGGATTACCTGGATCTTTTGAAACTTCGTAAAACTTTTCCATATCTAAGTGGTTAGTGTAGGGCAGCTCGTGGTATTGTCCTTTCCCACCCGTAAACCACTTTACATTATTAAAGGACTGTCTGAACACCTTAGTAGTCCCTGGACGTACTTCATCGTAATATTCGATATTAAGTTCCTTAGCCTTATCAGAAGCAAACTTAGTTGCACCTGAACGTGGTGTAGCACAAACGATCATTTGATTATTCCCATCATTTTTCTGATATTAGTAGCACTGATATTTGTTATAGCCTCATCAAATGTTTCTTGTTCAATTGTGTATCCAACATCGCGACCATATGTAATGTTTGTAATGTTGGGGACGAGTATTACTTCATACATGCCTTGATACTCAGGGTCCAGATCACGTTTAACAAAATCTTTAACTTGTTCAGCTGTAAATGGATTGCCCGTCGTACCATGACTATCCCTAATCATTATACACACTTGACCGGTCTTTTTTATAGCACGCTCAAACAAAGCTCGATGTCCTCCATGCCACGGCTGCCATCTTCCGAGCATTTGAACTGTTGGCTTGTTCCAACTGAATGTTGGACGTCGCTCGTTATGCAGAATGTGTTCGCCAATAAAGGGTACCCATTTCTCCGCATTCATCTCTGTAATTCTAAAATCATATAGGTCAGGTGGAACAAACATCTTGTTTGTATCTTGATACTTACCGACATCGATTGTGTCCATCCAAATTACCCAATCTGCTTTAAAGTTATGACGCATCTCGGGTAGTGGGGCAATAAAATCACAAATAACATAATCGCTTTTACAAGCTAAAGCAAATTGAGCCATTCTTAATGACTGACGGATTCTTCCTTCTTTTGAAAAATCCCAATCATTAAATTTCTTACGGATCTCATCTGCATTAAACCATTCAACAGTCGATTTATAAAACAGAGGAGGTGCTTCATAATTGAGGAGTTTCTCTGATGGCATAGTACTAAAGTCGCTACGCGTTTCAATATATTCTTTCAATCGCTGCGTCAAGTACGTCTTACCTGATCCAGGTAGCCCCATAACTAAAATTCTTACACTCATCATAATCCTTCAAACAAATCTTCATCCCATTCTCTATGACCCTCTCTAAAAGCCATATTGCTTTGCGTTTCACGAACTTCCACACGGAAGCACCACAAACGCTTTGCCTCACTGGGTCCCCACATATCAGGAATGTAAACACCATTAACATATTTATAAAGCTGATCGGCTAATCCTTCACAGCCCAGCTTAGAAAGGATTGTTAGCTTGGCCAGCTTACGTCTTTCAAGCTCTTTGTAAATCTCGAGTTCAGGGTCATCCTGAGCTACGAGCAACGTATGATCAAATTGGCTTTCTAGAAAATGTTTGAGCTCTTTTAGGCCACCATAATCCGCAACCCAATTACGAACATCGAGGTGATCAGTTCCAAAATAGAACTTCATTGAGAAACTGTAACCATGGATCATGTTGCAATGACTGTCGGCTTTCCACTGCCTATATGCACAAGGAAATGCATCGTGATATTCTTTTGTTGAAACGTATTTGTATTGCCTTGGTCTAGGCCCGTATTGCGAATCCCACATCATTTATTATGTCCCCATAGTGTTTCCCCAGATGTGAACATGCACACGCGAGGAGTAGTTGTAACCACGCTTATATGCTTCTTGAGCAATATGAGCTTCTCCGATGTAATTAGCTTCGGTTCCTTTTTGAGCCTCGAGTGTGGCACCAGCACTCATTACCCAAACAGGATATGTCACGCCTGCTTCTCTGAATTTAACTAGTGTTGTTTCCAATTCATTCCATGACTCAACTGAG